CCTATCATATAGCAGTTGTTGATTCTGATGGTGGAATTTCTGGCGCTGCTGGCACCGTTTTGGAGGTTTATAATAACCTTTCAACAACTGCCGGTGCTCAATTAGGCGACGGAACAGATAACTATTATCACACAGTAATCGAAAATCAATCCTCCTGGATTAAGGTATCAAATACTGTCCACTTCGAAGCAAAAACATCTGAATATGAATCATTCTCAGGTGCTGTTGCTGGTACCACTGAAAGTACAGTCACATTAAGTGCAATGGGTGCGGCATGGGATACATTTAAAAATGCAAATGAACTAGATGTTTCCTTTGTCCTACAAGGTAAAGGCGATAATGCTGGTAACTTTGCAAACTACATTATCTCAAATATTGCTGATTATCGTAAGGATTGTGTTGCGTATATTTCACCATCCAAGGAGGCATCAGTTGATAGTACAACCACAAACTCTAAAATGACGGCTGTTATTGCATACCGTAACAAGTTGCAAAGCTCTTCATATATGTTTATGGATAGTGGCTATAAGTATCGCTACGACAAATACAACGATGTATATCGCTGGGTACCACTGAATGGTGATACTGCAGGACTTTCGTCACGTGTTGAATCATGGGAATCACCTGCTGGTTTCCGTAAGGGTGTTATCAAAAATGTTGTTAAACTTGCATTTAACCCAGATAAGGCTCAACGTGATCAGCTTTATGCAAAGGATGTCAACCCAGTGATATCACAAGTCGGACAAGGTATTGTTCTATTTGGTGATAAAACAGGTCTTGGTGCAAACAGTGCATTCGATCGACTCAATGTTCGCAGACTGTTTATTGCAGTTGAAAAAGCTATTGCTACTGCAGCACAGTCGTTCTTGTTTGAACTGAATGATGAATTTACACAAACCCAGTTTAAAAATGCGGTGGATCCATTCCTTCGTGATATTCAGGGTCGTAGAGGTATCATTGACTTCAGAATTGTTTCTGATGAATCAATAAATACACCTACAGTAATTGATCAAAATAAGTTCCGGGCTAATATCTTTATCAAACCTGCTAGGTCCATCAATGTCATTGAATTGACATTCGTCGCTACTAGAAGTGGTGTGGAATTTGATGAGATCGTCGGTCAGTTGACATAAATAAAAGAAACCAAGGAGATAAGATATGAGTTTTAACATAAACGAGTTTAAATCACAACTAGTAGGTGGTGGTGCTCGTCCAACGCTCTTTCAATGTCAAATTTTGAATCCTGTTGCTCCTGAGGCTGACTTTAAGGTTCCCTTTATGGTACGTGCTGCTGGTATCCCAAGCTCTAGCTTGGGTGCCTACACTGTCCCATATTTCGGTAGGAATGTTAAATATGCAGGCGATAGGGTATTTGAAGATTGGACGGTAACCGTTATTAACGATGAAGATTTTGCAATCAGAAATGCAATGGAAGCTTGGACCAATGCGATTAACTCGCATGATTCAAATACCAGAGCACTTCCACAAGATTATAAATCGAACGGCATCATTACACAATTCGGTAAGGATGGCGGCGCATTACGTTCATACATATTTGAAGGAATGTTCCCTGTATCTGTTGAAGGTATTCCAATGGATTGGAGTGCAACGGATACAATCGAAGAGTTTACAGTAACCTTCCAATACGATCTATGGAGAGTAGAGGGTGTTACCGGTATTCCTACCACATAAACTTAAATTTATTATATTATTAAAGGAACGATATGCGATTATTTGGCTTTGAGATTAAGCGACCAGAGGACGAGGCAGACAATGCCCCGGTGTCTTTCGCTGAACCATTAAATGATGATGGTGCCATTACCGTTGGCAACGCTTTGGGTGGCTTTTATGGCACTCTTCTTGATATGGAGGGTGCTGCTAAAAGTGAGTCCGAACTTGTCACTAAATACCGCGGTATGTCACACCAACCAGAAATTGCGCAGGCGATTGATGAGGTTGTAAACGAGGCAATTTCTATTGATGTTCATAATGACGTCGTTGAAATTGTTTTGGAAGAAACGGATCTACCTGACAAGGTAAAAGAAAAGGTAACAGAAGAATTTAAAAATGTTCTGTCGTTATTTGATTTTAGTAATAATGCCTACGATATTTTCAATAAGTTCTATGTGGATGGTCGGCTTAATTATCATATTATTATTGATGATGATGATTTAAAACGAGGTATTATTGAACTACGATATATTGATCCTCGTAAAATTAAGCTGGTAAAACAGATTGATAAGCGTAAAAAGGATCCACATTCGGGTATTCCAACTAAAAAACTAAAGAATGAATATTATCTTTATTCTGATAGTGGGTTTACTAATGCTTCTGCTGGTGCGACAGGTGGTAATACACAAGGTTATAGAATATCAAAAGATTCTATTGCTCGTGTGACCTCTGGAATTATGAATGAAAACAATTCAATGGTTCTAGGACATTTGCACCCAGCTATTAAACCTCTGAACCAATTAAGGATGCTTGAGGATGCTACAGTCATTTATACTCTTACAAGAGCTCCTGAAAGAAGAATCTTCTATATTGATGTTGGCAACCTACCTAAATCGAAAGCTGAACAATATCTAAGAGATATGATGATTCGTCATAAGAATAAGTTACAATACAATTCATCAACTGGTGAGATTTCAGACTCTCGTAAGATGATGACTATGACAGAAGACTTTTGGTTCCCACGGAGAGGTGGCGAACGCTCAACAGAGGTAGATGTTATGGCTGGTGGTAACGCCGCAGGGCTAACAGACGATACCAATTTACAGTACTTTCAGCGTAAGTTATACAAATCATTAAAGGTTCCTTTATCAAGACTTGAACCAGAAACAATGTATTCATTTGGTCGTGTTTCTGAAATCAGCCGTGATGAGGTAAAATTTGGGAAATTTATCCGTCGTATCCGTAGTAGATTTTCCTACCTCTTTAGTATTATTCTTGAAAAACAACTTATTCTTAAGGGTATTATGAGCCCTGAAGACTTTTCTGAAATACAAAATTCAATTCGTTATGATTTTATTCAAGAAAATTATTTTGATGAACTCAAAGATGCTGAAATACTTAGAGAACGTATGTCAACATTGAGAGAAGTTGAAGATCATGTTGGTACATATTATTCAAGAGAATGGGTCGTTAAAAATGTTCTTCAATTAAACGATGATGATTGGAAGGAAGAACAGGAAAGAATGGCACAAGAAAAGGAATCAGAACCCGATCCTGATGCAGATCTTGATGCCGACAATAATAATGATCAAGAGCCCGAACTTTAATAAATAAAATAAAAATAAACAGCTTATAGGAATCGAAAAATGAAAAGGTTTAAAAACATTCTTTCCGAGGTGGCAGAGCCTAAACCGGCTGAGGAAAAGAAATTTAAAGACCAACACCAAGTAGAGATTATTGATCCGCTAGGTTTGGGTGATCAAGAAGGCTACAAGCCTAAGTCTATGCCAAAGAAAAGACTTGGTGATTATATGAAAGGTCAGGACACGACTGCATATGATCAGGCGTATTCCAAAAAGAATGAAACCTCTCCTAAGATGGAAGAAGTGGAAACGAATGAAGAAGTAGAATTAGACGAAGAAGAGACTTCAGTTCCAGAAAAGAGATCATTCAAAAGTTTTTTAGAAGAAGCCCCATTAATTGAGGATCCGTCGGAAGAAATTCCCATGATGGTGGGGCAGTTAAGATTTATTGAATATGCTGCTCGTGAAATTGAGGATTATTTGACTGATACAGCAATGGATCCTGAAGAGTGGTTTCAAAATAAATTGGCTTCGGCTCATGCAGAATTAAAAACACTTCATGCATATGCTGAAGGAAAGAGATATGAGCCACATGATGATCACGACGATGATGATATTGCCAACCTTGCAGCTGGCTATCCAATGTATTCTTCATATTATGAATCACTTGAAGAAGGTACCGTCGATCATGCACATTATACATTCACTGTAGGTCCCAAGAAAAAGGGTGGGTCTGAAGGTGCTCCAAATCATGTAGTTGCAAAAGTCAATAAAATGAAAAAGGCTGGTGTACCTCACCATGATGAACCAGGCGAATATGGCGATACAGTCCATGTTCATGTTAAAAATAATAAAACCGGCGCAACATCAAACCATCACGTATACCAACGTGATACTGACAAAGGTTCAAAAGAAGCTATGGTTTCTACTCGGACGGTTGGTGCCAATAAATCATCTACAGCTGCGTCACACGAAAAAGCTTTACATCACTTTCTTTCAGGCAAACGACCTGCTTCATTAAAAGAAGAAAGTCAAGTAGAAATGGTGGAAGGTGTTAAAGCTGGTACCATGAGGCTTAAAGATGGTAAATCAGTCAAAGTTTCCCCGCAAGATGCCAAAATGTTAAATGATGTAATGAAATCACTAAATCCTAAAAATCGTAAAGAGATGGAAGCTAATATGATGAAGGATACACAGGGTTTTAAAGATATTATGGCATTTGCAAAGGAAGCTGAGTAAAGTTATAAATAAAATAAAAATATTAAAAGGTGTGTAAAAATGAAACTTATTACTGAAGTTACCGAAAGTTGCGAGGTTGGGTCCGAGCTCAATGAAGAGACTGGTAAGAAGTCTTATTTTATTGAGGGCATCTTTATGCAAGGTGACATCAAAAATAGAAATGGTAGAATTTATCCTAGCCAAATTCTTGAAAAAGAAATGCAAAGATATAATACTGATTTCATTACTAAGAAAAGAGCTATTGGTGAGCTAGGACATCCAGATGGACCAGCAATTAATGGTGATAGAGTATCACACCTTATTACAGAAATGCGTAGAGACGGGTCTAACTTTTATGGTAAGGCCAAGATTCTAGGTACCCCTATGGGAGAGATTGTAAAAACCTTCATTGATGAAGGAGTTATGATCGGTGTATCTACCAGAGGGTTAGGTTCCGTCAAAGCTACTAAGGACGGAATCATGCAGGTTCAAGACGATTTTCATCTTGCAACTGTCGATATTGTTACTGATCCTTCGGCACCTAGTGCCTTTGTAAATGGTATTATGGAAAACGTGGAATACTACTATGATATTGCTTCAAATAACTGGTTGCCTACACAGCAACAGGAAGAAGTAAAGGAAGTGGTTGAAAGCATTGAGAAGGAAATTAAGAAACAATACAACATAATCACAAGGAAGATCGACGAAAACACGGCAGCGCGTATGTTTGAGACATTCGTTTCTTCGTTAAAAAAGTGATTTTTATAAATATTTTTAGTAATAAATAATTCATATTCGAACAGAGGAGAATACCGATGGCAGAAGAAAAAGGAAAACGATTCGTTGCCGACGATGGTGTTTCAAGCGTACCAGAGCCTGTAACCCCAGCCGGTGGCGAAGACAAAAAGAAAAAGGGTCATCCAGAAGAAAAAATGGATAAAGTGACCCCAGCAGCAGGCGATAAGGCTGGTGCAGTGAAGGAAGATGCCGAAATGGAAGCAACTGAAGTTGTGGAAGAAGAAGTGATTGTTGTTGAGGAATCAATTCAACAAATCATCGAAGGCATGGATCTTTCAGAAGAATTTAAATCTAAGATCTCTGTGGTCTTTGAAGCGGCAGTTAATGAGTCTGTTACGGCTCGTGTTGCAACAATCGAGGAAGAGCTTAATGAAAAGCTTGAAACCGAATTGTCTGAAGCTGTTGACGGAAAAATTACAGAAATCGTTGATAATCTTGATTCCTATCTTGACTATGTAGTTAATGAATGGATGACAGAGAACGAAGTTGCAATCGAAGCTGGTATTAAGGTAGAGATGGCAGAATCGCTTATGGATGGATTGAAAGATCTGTTTACTGAGCATAACATTGAAATCGACGACGAGAAGTTTGATATCGTCAAAGATTTGGAAGAAGAATTGGCAGAATCTAACGATAGAGCCAATGACGTCGTGAATGAAAATATTGAGCTCACTAAGGAGATTACTTCTCTTAAATGTGAAAGGATTTTTGAAGAAACTTCAGCTGAATTGAATATTACTCAAAAAGAGAGACTACGTACTCTTGCTGAGACACTAGACACTTCGGACATTGAAGCGTACACAACTAATCTTAACACTCTCAGAGAAACCTTTGTGTCGGAAGCAACTTCTGCTACAAAAAAAGAAAATGTTCTTGATGAGGAAGATGAGATTATCACAGAAGAACAAGTAACGGTGGGGAAGACAGTTTCTGACTATGCTTCTGTCAACGCTCTTGTTGAGGCGCTCAACGCAAGAAAATGAAAATTTAATTTTTATAAATATTAACAGTAATCAAATAACTTAACAAGGAGATAGAAATATGTCAGAGACAAACTATCAAAAGCTTGTGGAAAAGTGGGGGCCAATCCTTGAGCACGAATCTTTTTCACCTATTCAGGACAGTCATCGTAAATCCGTGACTGCGACGATTTTGGAGAACACAGAACGAGCTCTCCATGAATCAGGTGATCTGTCTGCTAATATGAGCATGCTGACAGAAGCACCAACCAATGATGCTGGTACAGGCGGATTTGGCTCAGGCTCTACGCCAGGTGGACCAACTGCTGGTTATGATCCAGTGTTGATTTCACTTGTTCGCCGTTCTATGCCGAACCTAATTGCATATGATATCTGTGGTGTTCAGCCTATGACTGGCCCAACAGGTCTTATCTTTGCAATGCGTTCACGCTATGATACACAGGCAGGTAATGAAGCATTCTATGGTGAGGCAGATACAATTCACGCAGGTACAGGTGCACAGGTTGGTTCAACTGGTGGCGCAGGTACAGGTAATACTTCACTGTTTGATACAGGTACAGGTATGGCAACTGCTGCGGCTGAAGCCTTAGGCGACGGTGCTGGTACTAACTATGCAGAAATGGCTTTCTCGATTGAAAAAGTAACCGTTGCTGCTAAGTCACGTGCACTGAAAGCGGAATACACCACTGAATTGGCTCAGGATCTTAAAGCTGTTCACGGCTTGGATGCTGAATCAGAATTGGCTAACATTCTGCAATCAGAAATCTTGACAGAAATCAACCGGGAAGTTGTTCGTACAATCTACAACACTGCTTCTGCTGGTGCTACTGCAACTGCTAATGCAGGCATCTTTGATTTGGATGTTGATGCAAACGGCCGTTGGTCTGTTGAGAAGTTCAAAGGACTTATGTTCCAAATTGAACAAGAAGCTAACCAAATCGCAAAAGACACAAGACGTGGAAAAGGTAACATGGTTATCTGTTCTTCAGATGTAGCTTCTGCTCTTCAAATGGCTGGTGTGTTGGATTATACTCCTGCACTTAACGGAAACTCTTTGGAAGTTGATGACACAGGCAACACATTTGCTGGTGTACTTAACGGCCGCTATCGTGTATACATTGATCCATATGCTGGTTCAAACTACATGGTTGTTGGTTACAAAGGTTCTTCTGCCTTTGATGCTGGCTTGTTCTATTGCCCATACGTACCGTTGCAAATGGTTCGTGCCATTGGTGAGAATTCCTTCCAACCAAAAATCGGATTTAAGACTCGCTACGGCATGGTTGCAAACCCATTTGCGGAAGGTGCTGTCGAAGCTGCACAAGGTCTTGGCGCTCTTACAGCTAATGCTAACAAGTACTACCGTCGTGTACGTGTAGCTAACCTGTTTTAATTAGTCTACAATAATAAGAAGGGCAGATAAAACTGCCCCACTTTATTAAAGAGTATTGGGAAGCCTTCGGGCTTCCCTTTTTTTATGAGTTATTTTTCCTATAGTTACAATAATAGCCCCAGCCATATTCATATAGCATATATGCAAATACAAAACCTATGTACGGAACAAACAAGGCATTAAGTAGGACCCAAGCAAAAACTATTGCTACTACTATATCGTAATATTCAATCATTTGTTTTTTCCACTTCTTTCTGAGCGGTTGACTCTTGAATTACGTATTCAGTTTTATCAATTCGTGATCCATCTGCGACTGCAATAGCATCTTCCTTACGTGATGCTATTGCAATTACTTTACCGTCTTTTCTTCTAACAATATGCATTA